CCCTGCTCCTTGAACATGGCATTCAGCGTGGTCGCCAGCGGGTTCGAGACGTACACGTCGCCGCCGCGCGCGCTCGACCCCAGCAGATCCCCCAGCCCCAGCTTGCTGGCCAGCGTCCAGCCCTGCATACCCGCAGGTGGTACGCCAGCGCGAGCCGGTACGCGGATGAGGTCGTAGTCGTTCAGCGTCGTGCCCGCCGGCAGGCGCATCGAGTCGACGATCAGCCCGCGCAGGGCACCCGAGAGATTCTTGTTGGCCATCGCCTGCATCTGCGATTCGTACTGGGAGGCGAGTAGCTCGGGCAGCTTCGAGAAGTCGTACTCGACATGGTGCGCCATGCCCTCCTCGAAGTTGGCGTAGGTGCGCTCCTTGAACATCTGGGAGAGCACGTTGTAGCGGGACACGGGGCCGCGCACGATAGCCGGCGTGCCGCGTGTCGCGGAGGCCATGGCTTCGGGCGACAGACCGTGGCGCGCCGCTGCGGTCGCCTTCAGCCACTCGTCCTTCGGTACGTGGTGGATGGCGAACTGGGCGAAGTAGTTGGGGTCGCCGTTGGGTAGCTGATTGAGCACGGGCGCGTGCTTGAGCACATCGTCCGCGACGCCTGCCTTGACGGCCCTGTCCCAGGTGTCCTTGAGCGTCTGCCAGGCCCGCACGGCTTCCGGGTTACGCGCCAGGTCAGCCGGCAACTGGCCGGTCTTCTCCAGGGCCAGGGCGACGCGCTGGTAGTCCTTGGGGTTGCCCCACGTGTTGCGGATCGTCTCCAGCAGGTTGGTCTTGTCGACCGCGCCCAGCACGAGCTTGTTGCGGATCCAGCCGTCCATCACCGCAACGGTGGCGCCCGCGTTCAGGTTGCGCATCGGGTTGGAACTGCTGTACCAGGCGCGCATCGCGGCGGGCAGCACATCCTTGGCCATCCACGAACCGATGTAGGCGTTGCCCAGCATCAGCCCCATGCCGGCTGCCCCACCCATGACTACCCGCTGGTAGTAGTTGGGGTCATTCGGGTCGGCGTTGACGGTGGCCATCGCCGCGCCGGCAATACCACCGATGCCCATGTTGGTCGTCGCGCGGGCGATGTGTGGAATGGTCGCGGGCATCAGGCCCTGGCTGGCCTGGTAGCCGCGCTGGTACGGGGAGGTCAGCGAGCGCAGCCCGTTGGCTTCGAGGATCCGGTCGGCCTGGCTGGGGGCCAGCCGCCGGAAGAGCGCCGCCGCGTCCCTGCCCGCCATGGGTGCCGCCGTGACGCCTGCCGTCTCCAGCCGCTTGGCCTCCTGGCCCAGCCGCACGCTGGCCGTGGTGAACTTACCGCCCGGCCCGCGCGACGCCTTCTGCGCGTCACGGAACATTTGTGCTAGTTTGGCGTTGGCCACCGGCGCGGCCTCGACGCCAGGCACCGCGCGTAGCGCCTCCTGCTCAAGACCTCTGGTCGCCCCGCCGGTGACGACGTCGCGTACGCCCGAGGCGACCGCCTCGCCTGGAGCGCGCAGCGCGTTCAGCGCTGCCGTCGCGCCCTGGATGGCCAGGCCCCCGGGGGCGGGCAGCCGCCGCGCGGCGCCGATAGCCAGCTTCGAGCCGACGCCGCCCAGTACCGGCAGCGCGGCGCCGATGGCCACGTTGATGGCCTGCTCGCCCAGCTTGCTCATGTCGCCCGTGGTCGCGGCGCTGGAGATCGCGTCCATGATCTCGGGCCCCTGCCACAGCGCGGTGCCCACCGCGCCCGCCGTGGCCATCTCCCCCAGCGTGCCGCCGCCAGGAACTGCCACGCTGCCCGCGACCGCCGCCGCGCGCTCCTTCTGGGCAAGCTGTTCCTGCACGCCCTGCTCCGCCTCGGCGGGCGTCTGGGCCAGCGGTGCGGCCGGCTGGCCGAGGCTCATACCGGCGATGTTGGAAATCAGCGCGGCCTTCTGACGGTCTTCCTCACTGGCCCCCTGCGTGGGCTCGGGCGGCTTGGGCTGGGCGGCGGACCACTCGCGGAAGCCGTGCGCGATACCGCCCAGCACCGGGATCTGCTCCTCGACGCGCGGCTCGCCGCTGGTAACGTAGTCGGGCGGAGGGGGAATGTCCTCAGCTTTCGGCGGCTCGACAGGGGTGCCCAGCAGATCCACGCCCAGGTTACCCGGGTGCTGGGTGACCTCGTTCCAGGCCCCCTGCGCGGCCTGCCCGATGGCGGCGGGGGCGCCCTGCACAGCGTTCCATGCCTGCTGCAGGGGGTTCTCGTCCTGCCCGGCGCCTGTCTTGCCCTCGTAGTGCTTGCACGTACCGCCAGGATGGATGTAGCCCTTGACCAGGGTGCACGCGTCGGGCGAGCGGAACATTGTGCAGTCCGCACAGTTGCGCGTGTCTGACTGGGCTTTGTAGCTCGCCGCGTCCTTGGACATGGTTGGGCCTTCCTGGCCCGCGCCGACGCCCGTGCTCGGACTGACCACCACCGTGTCAGCCGGAATGAAGCCAAGCTGGATCATGCGCTGCGGAGTGATCCAGTCCGATCCGCCCGCCAGATCGGCGCCCGTCGAGTTGCCGCCGTGGTACGCACCGGTCTTTTCGTTGTAGCCGTCGAAGTAGGCGAAGTGCCCGCCGTGGCCGCTGAAGTTGACGATGACCGGCCGGCCTGCGGCAATCTCGGACTGGATGTGGTTCCAGTCGACGCCGCCCGTGGCCTGCACGTTCAGGCCCATACGCTGCAGCAGTTGCACCTCGCCCGTGGCGCCTGAGCCCAGCATGCCCACGGTCGAGTTCCACAGCCCTTTGGCGAAGCTCATCGCCTGCTGCGGCGAGAGGTTGATCCCCTGGCTGGCAGCCATGGCAGCCGCCGCCGTGGGGCCGCACGTGCTGTAGTTGACCGGCATGCCGTTGGCTGCCTCGAACTCCGCCTCGCTCATCACCGATGTGCTGGCGACGTTGGGCGCCGGGGTGTCGGAGACGGGCGCGGGGGCCGTGGCCTGCGTCTGTCCGCGACTCAGCGCGCCCTGCACGTCGCCGCCCACGCGGTTGGCGATGCTCTGCACGATGCCGAGGTACTCGCGCTCGTTCGCGGTGAAGTAGCCGCCCGCCTTGAGGCCGTGCACGAAGCTGGCCAGATCGGGCGCGCCGACCGCGCCTGGATAGTGGTTGCGGATCAGGTCGACCCACGCCTGGACGCTGGCCTGCGGCGAGTCATAGCTGGCAAACGTGGCCGACTGCTGCGTGCCGCCCCACTCCCCCTCGTGGGTCTGCAGCGTGGTACCCGGCTGGCCAGGCAGCGCCTTGACCCCGAAGAGTTCGTTGCCAGGCGCCTTGCCGTAGTTCGACTCGGAGCCCGCCATCGCCGTCACCCAGACCGGATCAATGCCCAGTTGCTGCGCGGCCCACTGTGCATAGGGAGCAAAACTCTGGGCGAAGGTTGATGGGTTAGATGCATCAATATCGCCGGTCGCTTGCTCGGCGGGAGCCGAGGTTGGGGTCGACGGTTGGGCCGGAGGGGCCGGCGCCGCAGGAGCCGGCGCCGGCCTTGGAGCCGTAGGCGCCTGTCCGCCTTGAGGAGGTACCCGGACAGGCGTCGTACGAATGGGCGTGGTTTGGATCCTCGTCGGCACACCCACAGGCCGAAAAGGGATCGTGGCCACGTGTTGCGGCGTGGATGAAGCCGCTGGTGTAGGTGTAACAGGAGCGAACGCTTTTGTCAAGGAAGCTGTCGGATCAGTGGGCTGCGGCCTTGACGGCAGTTGCCCCCGAGTTGCCGGAGAGGGCCCTGGCAGGGGGAGTTCAGGTAGCGGCCTGAAGCTCTGCGGCCCGATGGCGGGTTGCGGCAACTCGACGTTGAGTGGCTGCCCCGCTCCGGTCTCGGGGACATCCCACCCATGCACAAGGTGTACCCGCTTGTCAGGTCGCGGCGCCCAGCCAGGCTTGGCGCGCGGCGCTTCCTTGCGCGGCTCGGCGTCTGTTTCGAGCCAACCGGGGGCGCTCACGCTGCGATGCCAGGCGCCTGCTTTACGGCAGGAGCGCGCGCGGCGCTCCAGTTCTTCTGCTGCTGTTGACCCCAGCTTTGCGGCGACTGGCCCATGACGTTCGCGTTCATGATGTCTCCGGCGAGTGTAGCCGTATCGGCGCTGGCCGCTTGCAGCGGCGTGATGTCAGCGGTCGCGCCCTGCTGGTTGGCCGACCTGTGCAAGCGGTTCTGCTCCATGTTCCACTGCGCGGGGCCGTACGTGTTCTGGTACCACGCGCCGTACGCGGCCTTCTGCCATGGCGTCATGGCCGCGAAGTCGGAGTAGCTCTGCGGCTGCCTGGCCCACGCCGCGTTGGAGCCGATGGCGCCAGCGCTCGGCATGGGCTGACCGCCCGCCGTGCCGGTGGGGTAGGCCCAGTTGGTGGGCGAGGACGGGTCGCTCGAACCTGGGATCATCGTGCCGTGCATGATCTGGCCCGAGGGATCCCAACCTGGCGCGCTGGAGGCGGGCTGGCCTGGGCCAGGCGAGCTTGCAGCCGGGGTGCTGGAGCCAGGCGTGCCGCCGGGCTGGGTGATCTGCGGCAGGTGCGTGGTGGGGTCGACGCCCGCCGTAGCGCCCTGAGCCAGCCCGTACTGCGAGGGCGGCGGCGCGTACGGCGAGCCCTTCAGCCACGAGTTGGGATCGAACGGTGCGAGGATGTTACCCAGCCCCCACGGGTCGGAGCCGCCGACGACGGGCTTGCCCGTCTGCTCGGGCAGCGGGTTGAGTCCGCTGAGCATGCCCAGCCACGGCGAGGACAGCGCCGTTTGCAGGAGTTGCAGCCGGTCGGACTGGCGGGTCTGCCAGTCGCTGTAAGCTTGCTGGCCCTGTTGCTGCAGGATGCTCTGACCCGCCTGGTTCATCGAGTTGAGCGCGTCCTGAGCCTGCTGCTGCAGCGTGACCATGGCCTGCAGCAGCGCCTGGAACTGCGCGTTGGCCAGCGTCGCCTGCGTGTTGGCGTCCTCAACGCTCCGGGTCTGGTTGGGGTCCGGGGCAGACGACGCCACGCTGGTACCGCTGTCTGGGCTGCCCATCTGGTGTGCGTAGCGGTTGGCGTCGTCCTTCTCCTGCGGCGTCATCTCGGCGTACGACTTGTTGATGGCGTACGTCTGGCCAGCCGCGTTCAACCCCTGGTGCGTCTCACCCTGGCCTGTGCCGGGCTGCTCGGTGATCTCGTGCTTGCGAAGCTGAGTCGGGTACGGCGCCTCGGGCTGCTCGGAGCCGCCGCTCGATCCCGTCTCGGTGTAGATGCCGGTCGGCTGGCCCGACTGCGGGTCCCACGGGAACTGCAGCTTGGGCATGTTCAAGAGCTTCTTCAGGTCGGGGTCCCACGGGCTGGAGGTCGTCACGCCAGGCTGCTCGATTTCGGGGCCCGGGACGTGGCCTCCGGTCATCGGACCTGGCATGACGTTGATCGCGGGGCCCATCGGCAGGCCAGGCCCCGTGTTGATCGCGGGCCCAGGCATGGGTAGCTCGCCAGGGTTGGCCACGTGTCCTGGCATCTGCACAGGTGGGGCGACCGCAGGGGTTGCCTGGCCAACGCCTGGGCTGCCCATCGACTGCACGCCCAGACCCGCGCCTGGCTGCGCACCCCTGCCAGATGGTGGAATCGGATCCCAGCCTGTAGCATGACCAGCGCCCTGCTGCGCCTCGCCGCCGGTGCCGCCCGGGGGGCCCATCATCTGGGTGCCGGGTACGGGTGGCATGTTTTGCATACCCGGCGGCAATGCCTGGGTCGGGTCAGTGGGCTGGCCTTGCTGGTCCTTGACCCCCCAGTGCAGGTGCGAGCCCGTGGTGTTACCAGTTGAGCCCACGTTGCCAAGCTGTTGACCCTGCCGAACCTGCATACCGGGGTAGGCGTCGGTGTGCGACAGGTGGCCAAGCTGGTGCTCGGTGCCGTCGTTACCGCGCACGACCACCGTCAGGCCCAGCCCAGCGGGGTTGTGCTCGACGCGGATGACGATGCCATCGACGGGGCTCATGGTGTTGATGCCCTCGCTGGCCTGCAAGTCAACACCTTCGTGCTGCGGCGTGCCGACATCCATCTGCTGGCCGAAGCGGTGACCGATGCCCTGCACATCCTGGGGCTGGACCGGTGGTTGCCAGCCCGATGCCTGGGGACCCGCACCCCCAGGCATCGGGGAAATTGAGGCACCTGGGGGTGCGGGTCCTTCCTGGCCCATGCCCATCTGCGGTTGCTGCGGCGCGACAATGGGCTGGCGCGGCTGGCTGTGCTCGGCGTCGCTGGCAGTCGGGATCGGCTGCGACGCGTACGGGCTCAGTACAGCCGGCATGTTAGGGGATTGCCCAACCATGCCAGCGGCCATCGCCGCCGCGAAGCCAGGATCCTGCATGTTGGCCTGCATCTGTGTGCTGTCCTGGCCGACACCCCCTCCGCCGCTCATGCCTGAGCCGCCGCGTCCGCCGCCGCCGCCCGAGGAACGGCCACCGAGGTGCCCCGCACCCAGGCGCAGGCGCGGCTCCCAGCCGATACCGGAGGAGCCACGCCCAGCCTGTGGAGTGATGCCGCGCCCCAGGAAGGTACCAGCGGGGCCAGCGCCGGTCGGTGTGTCGCCAAAGCCCTGGCCCGCGCCCGCTGCATCGTTGCCCATGCCACCCTGCGGGGGCAGTGGCGGGAGGTCGAGGTTGCCCTGACCTGGCAACGGCAGTACGGGCACGGGCGCGTAGGCGCCAGCGGTCCCGAGATGACGGGTAAGCCCGGGATCCTGGCTAGGGGTAGCGGGGATCTGCTGCGCGTTGGCTGTGCCAAGGTGGCGTGCCAGGTCCGCGTCAGTAGTCGGCGTCGGCGCGCTCCAGTTGACAGACGGCGTTGCTGTAGCCGGCGTATCTGGCTTCTGATCGGCGCCCTGGATGGGCGTCCCAGCAGCGGGCAGGTTCTTCAGATTGGCCAGCCGATCCGCCTGCCCCGCCAGGTCGGCAAGGTCTTGCGGCAGCGGCGCGCCTCTGTAGCTCTTGGTGACCGTCTCGTTGGGCGCAGCCAACGGGCTGGGGCTGTAGCTGACCGATGCCGAGGCACCTGGCGGGATGAGCAGCCCGCCACCGGTGGAGGTCACCTGCGGGTGCCGTAGCGCTGCGGCGCCCTGGGCCAGGTTGAAGGCGTTGGTGGCGTCGGTGATCTGCGCGCCCGTCTGCGAGCCCGGGATGGCATCGAGCGAGCCCGTGCTCTGGTTGAGCACCATGTAGCCCGCCGACCCCGCGTTGATGACCGACGAGGACACAGGCTGCGAGTTGGGGATGATCCTGACGTCGCCCGACTCGGTGTTGTACAGCGCGGTACCCGCTGGCCCGGCCTGCGTGGCGTACCACGGATTCTGCGCCGAGGTGCCCGCCGCCGTCGCCGTGCGCGGCATCCACGAGAACTTGCGTCCGCCAATCGGGTCGTTGGTGTAGACACCGCCGATGGTGCGCGTGCCGTCCGCGTGGTTGATCCACATCACGCCGCCGGGTGAGGCTTCGCCTGGCGCGGCTGCCTGGTCCTCCCAGGTAATCCTGTCGCCCGCCCGAACGTCGAGGTCGTTGGGCATCACCTGGCCCGTCGAGTCAACGGCGGGCGGCTGCTGCTGATCGCCTGGCGAGGACGGCGGCGAGGGCGGCGGCGAAGGCGTCGCGCCGCTCAGCGGTACGCCCGCAGGGTAGGGGGCGCCCGCCGTGTCCTCCTCGCCGCCTGGCCCAATCGCGGGGCCGGTAGGCGCCGGCGTACCAGTTGGCCCAGGCGTCGGTGCGGGCGTCGGCGTGGGCGCGGCCGTGACGTTGACGTTGTGCCCGCCCTGCTGCGCGGCCTGCGCCTGCTGCAAGCGCTGCTGCAGATCATCGTCCTCGTTCTGCCCCGCGCCCATGCCCCACTGCGCGTTCTGGCCCATCATCTGGCCGCGCGCCTGGAACGGCGCCACGTAGGCACCCGTCGACGCGGTGCGCGGACCGGGGCCCGTGGTGTATGGCAGAGGTGAGACGGGCGGCGTACCCGCGTGGGTCTGGCCCGTGGCCATGGAGCCCGGCACACCAGCCGCCAGACCAGGCGCGCCGTAGCGGCTGTCAACACGGTCGTGGCCAGGTACGACAGCCCCCGTCTGGCCCGAGCCCATGGGCGAGCCCGTGATACCCGCGCCCTGGCTGAAGCCGCCGCCCGCGCCAGGCATCTGGCTGGGCACAGCCTCAGACGGCATGAGCGTGTAGTTCAACTGGTCGTGCGGCGCCATCGACCCGGGCCCGTGCACCTCGTTGGTAGCCGGGGTGTAGTTGATGTGCTGGATGGGCGCCTGCTCCCCGGGGGGAGAGGCCAGGATGTGGAAGCCAGGCTGGCGCCCGCTGGTCACCTCGCGGCGACCGGAGCGCCAGGCGCTAGGTTCGCGGGGGTTCCACATTCCGGATGTGCCTGCCCGTCCTGCCGTCGAGCACCTCGACGGGCCCGAAGTCCTCGGCGCCGATGGGTCCCCAGCGCTCGATGCGCTCCGCGCCAGGTGGGATGTGGATGCGCGACCACTCGGCGGTTCCCGGTTGGAGATCGCGGAACATGAACGTCAGACCCGAATCGTTGCCAGGCGTGCGGATCGGCGCGCCCTCGGGCAGCGGACTCTGGTAGATCTCGTGCAGCCGGCGGAGAATCTCTTTACTGTTTAGCATGGTGCCCATCCAGATACTGGCGGATCACCTCGGCTGCCTGCTCGTCGAGCGGGCTCGAACCCGAGACGACGCCGCTAATGTACGCCTCCTGGCGTCGGGAGCGCTCGTTCCTGCTCACCTTCTGGCGTCCAATCGGGGGGAGATCCCTGTCGTCGTGGGCCTGCACTTCCAGCGCCCTCGGCACCTCGCCCATTATTTTGCGCATGTTGGCCGGCATCGTCGTGCATCCCTAGCGAGGTAAGCTCGCCACCTGTCTTGTCCGCAATCTTGATCCCCAGCGCGCGCACGACCTTGATGATCTGGATCACCTGATCGTCGGGCACCTTCCAGCTTTCGACGCTGTCCCAGTCCGGCGGCGATTCGACGGTCAGCACAAACGCGTCGCCGCGTCCCACGTAGATCGCCAGGCGTTGCGCGGGCGCCACCTCGATCACCTCCGTTCGCCGGAATGAGGGACTGGCCTGGACGGGCTCGTCATGGATTGGGGCCGGCTCCGGCGTCCATGGATGATCGTATGACTGGTTGGGCCAATGGTCTTCGCCGCATTGGAAGCAGGGAGGCTTGGGGATGCGTTCATTGTAGCCAGGTTGGCCAGGTACCATCGCCAGTCCGTGGAGTTCCCGAGAACGATTCGAGGACGGTGCGCGGATGTCCCCCGTGGGGACCGGCGGGCCCTGCGGACGAGCCGCGCGAAAAAGCTCCAGGGCGTCACTCGACATCTAGCCTCCTATCCTACGGGTCGAGAGGGGCCGCGTCCAGCCGCCGCTCTGCCACCCGGTCGACCGCCGCCAGCACGCCCGCCGCCCGAGCGCGTCGCGCCCGCCAGCGCGGTACCCACGTCGGGCGGCGCCTTGCCTGCCTGCTGGCCGCGCCCACCCGGGGGCTGCTGCGTCCCGCCCTGCGGCGCCATCGGGGAGTGCTGTGCTTGCTGCTGCTCCATGAGCTTCTGGCTGAGTGCGATGAAGCGCTCGCTGTCCTCGCCAAACCAGTTCTTGATCCGCTCCAGCCCAACCTGCTCGATGACAAACGGCAGGCTATCGACAGCTTCCCGGACCATCTCGTCGAGCCACTCTTGCGGGTTGTCAGTTGCGCCCGAGAGTTCGATACTCTGTCGGTGTGGCATCCACTTGTTAGCCTGTAGAGCCTGGAGGGCCTTCCATTGTTCGAGTATCGCTGGATCCAGCCGCCTGCCGAGGCTGACTTCCCAACCATCCCAGTAGCCGTCAATGTCTTCCGGCCGGATGGAGACTTCACCAAGGTCTTCGCCGTTACGGTCTTTGCCGGGTACGGGAAGAGTGAGACGATCCTGAAGGCACACCTCCAGTTCCATGGCTGCGAGTTCGAGCGCCCGAGATATCGCACGGGTAAGCGCGTCCTTGGCGCTCTCGATCTTGAGTGTGCGCATCGACTGAATCGCCCAGAGTTGCTGCGCCGAGCGAGTACCCTCCGCGCTGCGCGGACCCTGTGCCACGCCATTGCGCTGAATGTACTGGTCGACCACGCTTGTCGTCTGGAGCAGTTCATCGGGTACGGGCTGGCCCTCCAGCATCTGGAGGTACTCACCGATCCGCTGGTCGATAGGGATGTACTGGCCGGGCCTGATCTGAATTTCGCGGCCATCTTTCGTCCAGCCGAGGTACGTCCGCCAGGCGTTGATGGCGAGCATCCAGATCTGCATCGTCAGCACGTTCGACTCAATCGGGTACAGGCCGGCCGCGTTCGTCAGCATACCCCGGTAACGCCGCTCCATGTCGTCGAACGTAAGCTCGCGGAAGGGGACGATGACATACGGGACCTCGGGGTAGCCGTGCTCAGCGACGCCGCGAAACGGGCCATTGCCGCCCACCTCGAACAGGGGGTAGTCGTCGAGCAGCAGGCACCGGTAGCGCCCGATCCAGACGTCGTCGACCCACACTAGCTCGTCCGGCATACGACTGCGCAGGATCCACGCCGTGTCGTTGTATCGTGCGAAGCTGTGCATGGCTTCCGTTTTACTGGTCTGATAGTGCTCTACGACGACGAGCAACTCCCCATCGCCCGCTTCCCGCCATCGGACTACGCGTGGATCTCGGCGCTGGAAGACAATCGGGTTCTTGCGACGGTGACGCACTTCCCAGATTTCCTCGGGATCAGCGTCCTCCCAGGCTTCGACCCGGGCCTCATACGCCTCATCGTCCTCACCCTCTTCCTGCTCGGGCATTGGCCCACGGACTTCCATGGCCTCTGGCTTGCGTGGCCAGAGGGTGCGGTCGACCATGATGCGGAACACCCCGACCCGGCGAATGACCATGTCGGTGGGGATCTGGCGTAGCACATCCTTCTGCTTGCGCCAGGCGTAGATGAGGGCCTTCCCAAACCGGGTTAGCTTATCGGCCTGATTACGATACTTCTGGCGTGCCCGCGCGGGTCGGACACGCACACTAATATCTGGAGGGACCAGCGAGTCGATAGCTGCGTCGGCGTCAGACGGCGCAGAGCCTGTTTTGACTGCCAGGCGTCCGCCCGGGGACTCGACGTCAAACGTTTGGAAGTACAGATCCTCTTCATCTTCCATCGAGTTGTCGAGATTGCCCCACTCCGAGTTGAGGTGGTCGCGCCAGTAGCGCACCTCCTCGTAGGTGGGCTTGTCGTCGATCTCGTCGCGGTAGGCAGTGCTCAGGTCTTCGCGCGTCTCTTCTGTCATCTACCAGCAACGCTCAGGTAGCTCTGCGGCTCCCACTCGCCCTTGACGTGCGCCGTGCGCACGTGGTCGATAAACATCCGGCCGCGAGATTGCGGCATGCGCGCAATGACCTCCGGCGGCGTGTGTGGCTGGCTGATATCTGGCTCCCCATCGTCGAGCGGCTCGATGTGCGTCTCAAGATAGGAGTACGACTCCGGCGCCTGGGGCTCCCCCTCGAAGCGCTTTTTGGCCCACACATAGTAGCCAAAGGCATCCATCGAGTGGTTCATCCAGTCGCGCGGCTTCTCTTGGAAATTCATATTGAGACGGCGGCGCTTGGGGTAGGTGTACGTCTTGAACTCGTTGATCGTCGCCGTGCAGTGCCGGTCCACCCGGATGCGCGCACAGCTACGCAGGTAGGCCAGGATCTCCCCGACGAGGTGCTCGTCGTTCAATCCCTCCTCGACTTCAATGGTCAGCGCGCGCTGCTCCTCCACCTCAAGCTCGTCGTCGGTGTCGGGCTCGCGGCCCATGCGTTCGAGGATCAGGTTCACGCGGCTGCGGTACAGCCGGAAGAAACGAACCGGGTCGCGGATCAGGTTGCGCATGAACGGGATGCGCTCCCAGATCTGGGGCTTCTTCTCCACGATGTACGCGGGGAAGCCCATGCGCTGCCAGCGTCTCATTTCCTCGGGCTGGGCCGAGTCGCAGATCATGTCGGAGATACCCTCAATCTCCCACTGCGGCAGGAGGTCCCCCTCGCGGGAGGTCTTGTTACCGTTGAACCACGGCTTGCTAGCCAGTAGCTCCGCCATCTCCTCGGTCGAGCGATGGGTCTCGTACAACTCGTCGAAGATGACCGTCATGTCGGTGTACTCTTGCATCGCCAGGATGGCGTATGCGTTGGAACCACCCGATGGATCAACGGACAGGATAACCGGCAGGTCCGGGTTATAGGGACAATCAGTGACGTGGACTTTTTCTTTGAACTCAGGGAACACACGCTCCCTCGCAGCAGCCGGGATGCCACCGAACTGCTCAAGGAACTCGTGCGGCTCCATCTCCTTGGCTGCCTGTGCGAGCGCGGGGGTTTGCCGGCCTTGCGGAAAGGCGTAGAAGTTGATGTCATAGCTGGCATCTTGGAACATCTCCCAGGCTGCCTCGCCGCCATGGGCGACCATATCACTCCGGGCGTCAATCGCCTTCTGGTGGAAGAAGTCGCCCTCACCTTCCCAGGAGGAGATCAGGAGCGCCTGTCCGTTACGGTCGGTCAGCGGTGGGAGGATGGCGCGGGCCCACGCCTCTGGGTATATCTGTGCCGCCTCGTCGATGATGGCCAGGTCAATCGCCGCACCGGCGGCTGACCAGACGTTCTCCAGCGACATGCCTTCGAGTCGGCTACCATTCTCCAATACGATCAGCTTCTCCTGAGTAGTGTCGCGGAAGGTACGCCACTTCAGATCGTTGTCGCGCACACACTCGACCACCTTGTCAAAGGCCCGGCCGACCAGTTTCATGGTTGGTGCTGCGAGCCAGATCCACGAGCGTGGCCTGAACTTTGCGGCGCAGATAGCCTCCATGGCTGCTTCCGTAGTCTTGCCGCCGCGACGTCCCCACGCCACGATGCGAAAGCGCGCCTTGGACCTGGCTACGGCCTGCTGCC